CCGAGTTCTGTACCATTATGGTGATGATCATTTATCTAGATTATCAGTTACCTGATAATTCAAGCGACGCAACCCGGAAGGATCAGCGGGCAACTTCATAAGCCATCTGCTGATGTGTCTATAGGTGCATAGGACAGCACCGTGGCCACATCGTTCATCATGGAATTGATCTCAAATTTTCCCTGGTAGTCTGACCAGAGATGGAGCTGGACAGATACATCATATATTGCACTGTCCTTGCTTCCATTAGGTTTTACATTTATTGCCCCTATGCTGATATAAGGGAGCTTTGCTTTAGGAACAACATCGTCATAGATTTTAGTGGACTGTCCTTGGGTCAGCAGAGCTACAAGCCCTTTCTGCACCGCAAGTATAGGAACCCTTGTCTTAAGCCTTGCCATCGACTGCCTCCTTTATCCTCTTTTCAAGATTCAGCTTCTCGCTGTCAGCCGCAGGGCGCATGAAGGGCTTTGCCTTACGCTCCGGGATAAGTGCATGAGCAGCAAAGCCTTCTCCAATCTTCAATGCCTTGGCTTTCTGTGGTTCAACATAAGAAGCAGATACGCCAAATTCAATAAGGTGAGCCACAGGAGATTTTGCACTTACAAAGCCGGATAATCCATCCCTGGTTATTTCGCCATCGATGGATTTCTTGAGGTTTCCTGTTCTTACCGGAGCGCGCCCCATAGCTGCAATCTTTACGGCATCCGTTGTATGGCGGATAGCACCGCGGATATTGGTTTGTACAGACTCGCTGTATTTATCTATATCCTTGATAGCTTTTGTAACAGCCGTGTTCCTGTCAGTATTGACCCAGAATTTTCTTGCCATCAGCGCTCAACCTCCTGCGTTGTGAGAATCACTTCTCCAGGATTAGATTCATCCACATCCAGCACATCAAAGAACCTTTCCCCCTGCTGCACTCTCCAGCCACGCTCCACTGTAGTTTTACGAAGCCTTATACCCTGAGAAATAACAAGCACATCAGATGAACCTTGCAGATTCTGGTGACCGAAGTTTGGACGAAGAAAATCCGCCCAGCTCACAGCCACTTTCTCATATTCAACCCTTGCACCGCCATATTCATCCGGTGCCCTTATTGGCTTTAAAAGCGTCACACGATGACGTAGCCTTGCTATTTGCATTAGAATTCCTCCCGTCTCAGCCCCGAAAGGAGAGCACGAAGGGTCAGAACAAGACCCTTGTGATCTGCTTCCTCGCGGTGCTCGTAAAGGTATGCAACCGCATAAAAAATAGCAGTCTTTAGCTGAGGCGAATCCCCATCTAAGTCCTGCTCCTCTTTACGAAGGATTGTAAGACACAGACTCTGGGCGGTGGCAATAAGGCCATCAATCAGCCCGTCATCATAGTCCCCGTCAACTCTCAGATATTCCTTTGCTTCTTCTAAAGTGACAAGCATTTATCTCACTCCAATCAGGTGGAGCTTGCAGTGCCCTTCATCTTCAGAATCTGAACAGCCTCTGGAAGGATAAGGCGGCCATCCACACGCTCCTTCATCACATAACCTACCATGCCATTGCCTGCGAACAGTTCCTTCAGTTCCTGCATGGAACGAGAACCACGGTCACCGATGTTATAGTAGGAGAAATCACCAAAGGCCATAGCCGCCTTGCCTGCTGCAGCTTCAGGTGCAAACTGGGAAGTATGGATTGCATAACCAAAGAGGCGGTCAGGCTCACCTGCAGTGAGAGCTGGCTGCCAGAGGTATACACCATTGTTGTCCTTCAGCTTACGAAGTGCTGCCAGAGTCTTGTCATTGGTAATGAAAGCCGCATTCTTGCGATATGGGCGCTTCAGATTGTAGACAAGATTGATGATATCATCTGCACTGATGGCAGCCGCGGAGGTGGTAGTGCCATACTGACCGCCCTGCTTGGTATCAAAGATACCCATAGGCTTGCCCTTGCCATCACCATTCAGGAAAGCGTCCTCCTCGGCATTGGCCAGTGCCTTGCCGAAGTTGTCAATGATATAGCCCTCAAGATTAAATGCTGCATCATAGAGAAGCTCCTCAGTAACCTTGATAGCCACATGGAGCTTATAGGCATCCATCATGATCTGGTCGAAGGTAGCATCACCAAAGGACAGTGCACCGCCCTCTTCAATCCATGCTGCAGCTGGCTTAGTAGCCGCAATGTTAATCTTGTGCTCACCAGAGGTAGTAATCTTGGTAGCAAGGCTGCGCATGATATTTTCCTCATTCAGCACATCAACGAGACGCTTATCATACTCTACCGGCACCAGATATCCGCCCTGCTGATCATTGCCCTCCTGCAGCACATTGCTTATATTGCGGAAGCGGGTACGCATGGCAGTCAGCATATCCTGCTTATATTCATCGGTAGCACGGAAACCGCCCATAGGCTTTGCCTTCTGTGGCTCATTAACAATAGGCTTGGAAGTAGGCTTATCCAGCTCACGGTCAATGGCAGCCTGACGCTCAAGGCGGTCAATAGCCTTCTTCATTTCGACTACATCGGCTTCCATCTTCTCATAGGTGGCAGCATC